TTTTGAAGATTAGATAAATACACTGGAGAGGTTTGAAACTCTCCAGGTACCATCTTTAAATTGTCCATAACAAACTGAGTAAGGGCGATTACAGACAACTTGTTTGTGAAAATCACATCATCACTTACTCCAGCTTGTTGCATATCAGCAATGCCTGCTTCAAGAAGCATTTCAATGCGATCGTTTGAATCTTCGTCTGTTGTATCAAAACCAACAGCATATGCAATTTTCTTGTTATAAGCAATTAGGAATTGTTCTTTAGTCATAGTAACCACCCTTAGTTAATAATTGTTTAAAACTTAATACTGACTGTTAGGCTGTAGCTTTCTTAAGGAAAACGAAGCCTGCAGCATCTGCAACTTTACCATCAGCGATGAGTGTAGATTTTTCAATCCATTCATCGGTGTTTTCATCGAAATACTTCTTATAGGTTAACTGAAGGTTTGAGTTCAATACCCATTCAGAAAGATCTCCAAATACTAAGAACACGTCTGCAGCTGATGCAGCATCAAAGCTTGGAAGATATTCAACAATTTCAACAGGATAGCCCAAGAATGTTCTATCTTGTTTTCCACCGATACCCATGTTCGTACGTGCAACAGGTTGACCTTGTGAATCTACCATGCCAGCCATGTATGTATCCCAAGTTGCCTTGTTGACATAGATAGCATTGCCAGGAAGAGTTGCATATGCATTTTTAATCTTAGAAATGAACTTTTCCATCCATCCCTTAAAGGTTGCATCTGTAGCCAAGAAGTTAAACTTTTGACCAGCAACAATTCTTGTATCAGCAAGTAAACCTAAAGGTTGACCTGTACCAGTTCCATTGAATACGGATGATTCAACAGCTTTTACAATTGCACGAGAGATAGCTCTTGCAATAAGTTTTTCAAACTGCTCGACAGTTGTAGCACTTGCTTCAAGAGATGTTGAGATACGAACTTGGAGTTTGTAATAACCAAATGAAATGTATGTGCTTGCAGAAAGCTTTTTCTTTTCAGAAACAGATCCTTCAGCAACCCATGATGCTTCTGGTTTTAACGAACTGATAGGAATTCTTGCTCCACCTTGAACGTTAGCTCTTGTGATTCTTTGGAAGACATTACCATAAGAATCGAGTTCTTCAACTACACGGTTCATAATTGTAGTTGGAATTAATGCGGATACATCAGATGTCAACGATGTTGCATCTGCTCTTAATTCAGCTGGTACATCTTTACTTCTGCTACGTACGTAAGTCATGAAAGCTTTACGATATTCAACAGTTGCTCTTGGATCTTCTACACCAAGGTCACCTTGGCCAGCAGCACCACGAAGCGTTAAGTCACCAACTTGTGTAACCACTACAGGTTTAGCATTAGCAGCTTTTAGAAGAGCTGATCTTTCTTCGCTGAGCTTATCATACTCAGCATTAAGCTCTTTCACTTTATCAACGCTATCTGCATTTTCAATCTCTGCCGTAATGGCATTCATTCTAGTTTCTTTTACCTGGATTTGTTCTAATAAATTCATTTTATTTTCCTCCTAGATTTTTTATTTTGAACAAGGCTTTATGTTTCGCTAATTCAAGACTTTCTTCGTTCACCAACAAAGCTGATCGAGCGTTCTCCAACGCTTTCTTTTCGTTCTCCAACGTATCAGATGCTTGTCTAGCATATATTTCAGTATTTTCGTAAGCTGGCCAATTAACCGCACTTATTTCGAAAATTTTTGAAATCTTGGTTATTCTTCTTTTTGGATTTTCTTTTTCAAGATCATCCCATTCATCCTTTTGGACTCTCATCCAAAATGACATTCCATCAATGTCGCTACGTTTAATAGCGGAATATAATGCTGCAGCTTCAGGATTGTTTTTGACATCAAGTACAGTTCTAAAGAAAAGTCCTTTATCATCAATCTTGAGTTGCAATGAACTATTCTTACTGTTTCTTCTTGATCTTGCTAAACTGATTTTGCTTGAGTCATGATTAACGAAGAATAAGACATCTTCTAGTGCATCTTCATCAATAGCTCCTCTAGCAATAGTTTCTTCAAAATAACTACCTATTTTAGTAGATTCTTCAAACAAGAGTGCATAACCTTCAATGACATATTCTTCATTGCTTTCAGATGCGACTAAGTCTCTAATAACACTAAATCTTAAAACTTTAGTTTTTAAATCTTGTTCATTTATTTGTTGTGCTCGTATCATCATCCTTTTCCTCCTTTTTAGATTGTTTATTGTTAGCTTGATATTCATCAGCAATTACTTGACTGACATAGTTCAAACTTACCTTTTCAGGACCACCGTCAGCTTCATAACCGATTAGTTCTCTTTGCTCAGCTCTTGATATGTAGTTGTTTGGACCCATGAGTTCAATAATCTTTAATTTTGTAGTCATTGATAAGTGATTCACTAGTTTGTCATAAACTTTGATTTGATTTCCAAATTGTCTTTCCCTTTGATTGAATAGGACGTGTGTTGCAGCTTGTTCAATCGCAATCTTAAAAGGTTCAATATTTTTTTGGTAAAGTGATTGCCACTCATTTTCAGTAGCATCTCCAGTGAGGATCTTCATGGAAACACCGAAATTCATCAAAGCTACTTTCTCAAGATGATCTAATATCTTTTCATCAACGATTTGAGAATTTGTGTTCAATGGTTCGAACTTTCCATCAGCACCAAGTACTCCAAATGCTCCTTCGCCTTTTTTAAGATTAGCTTCAAACTCTTCTTTAAACTTTTGAAGTGATGATTCACCCATCTGTGATTTTGCACTTAAGATACCTTTGAGTTGCATCGAAGCTTCTAAAGCACGTGGCATCAGTGTTGTTACCTGATCATATATCTTGAGTTTCTTTAAGAGATCTGCTCTAGATTCATTACCGAAGTAGTAGTTGTCACCGTAGTGTTTTCTAAAGTGTATGATTTCATCATACGGAATGTTGTATGTGCTACCATTAACAATCGTAAACACTAAGTAATATTTTCCTGTTTTTTCATCAAATACCATGTCTTCTGATTCTGTGTTAATCGGATATATGGATTTGAGTTTTACAATCTGTTCACCATTTGACAAAGTGTACATTTGATATTCAGGATACCAATAAGCATTTGATTTAAGCTCTAAGCGATAAGCAGTCCAATAAAGCATATCTTTTAGAATCATCAATTCATTTGGTTTTCCCATGAGTAAATCATTGAGTTCATCCTTGTTGGTTATAACAAGACCATCTTTGACTTTAACTGATTTGAGAATCATCTTAGATGCTTCTTCTGCGATGGTGTGAATACATGCCCTAACAACCGATGCTTCATACACATTGATTGCCGGTGATGAAGATAAGTAATTACCAAAGTTGAAAACCTTTGTATCTTTCTCTGTCTTTCTTCTAAAGATTGAATTGAGTAAGTCTCCAAATCCCATAATCACTCACCACCCATGTTCATTAATACTTCATATTCTGCTTGATACATTGATTTAACTGCGTATGCAATCATCATGCTAACCGCTCCATCTATTCTGTTGGAAGATGACTGTACTTTAACAGGCATAATCAAACCTAAGTTGTTTGTTTTAACTGCTACATTCTTTAAATTCCACTTGGTCAATTCGTTGTTTTGATAGTTGATAAGGTGATCTTTAAAGTCTGCTCCTAAGGATCTCATTGGATTACTCATGACTGAATAGTCCATCCGAATCTTCTCAGTAACACCTTGACCAAACTTATACTCTAGATCTTTAATCAAGCCTTTAGCATTCCATTGGTCATAGCCAAATTTGAATGGTTTAAGTCGATACTTCTCATAAAGATCCCAATACCATTGTGTGATAGCCTCATATGTCACTTCATTACCTGGTAATATCCGAACTAATCCCTTTTGAGCTAGACTGTGATAATCTTTTCTTTCTAAGTTGGTATTGTTCTCACTGTTTGCTTTTGATTCAGGTATGAAGTACATGACTGCCATGAACTTTTTTTGAACTTTTTGAATAAGTGCACATGCTGCTGTTAAGTCTGTTGTTTCAGACAAGTCGATTCCACCAATGTAGAATCCTTCTTTAAAATCTTCAAAATCAAATGTTTCAGCATTCTCAATCTCATTGTGCATCAGCCATGAAATTGCTTTATTTTGTTTAAGGTTGAAGTCTTTACAAAGGATGAATGCTCTATCTTCTCTTGATGTTCTAGCTTTCTCAACGTTGTCCTGGAGATATTCCCATTGTTTGATAACTCCCATCGATGGATTTGATTTCCACCAACTATCACGATCAGTCCAAATCTCGTTCTCCGAGTCTTGTGTGTATAACCAAGGTAGAAGTGATTCATCATCAATCTCTTTGTTTAAAACCTTTCTAGCATAGGTTAAACGCTTATCTAAGTATCCTTCATCCACGATTCCTTCAGTAGTGATTTCAAAGATGATTGGATCTTCAACAACTGAAGCCGATTGCCATATTGACATAAAGATTGTGTTGTCACGCATTTCATGGACTTCATCAATCACTGCTTTCGTGATGTTACGTCCTTCTTTGTTCTTCTGTCTTTCTGATATCTTAAAGACTCTAGAGCGATTCTTTAAGTTTTTAAGACCTTTCTTATTCCGGTGAGTATGTTTACCTTCAGGATCGATGGCTTCTCTCATGCTATCTATTTCCTGGAATACGAGATCAGCTTGTGCATCATCGTTTGATGAACAGCATATGTCTTGGCCACCTCGTCCGATAAATAGATCTGTGTTGCAATCCGCTGCAGAAAGTGTTGTTTTACCATTCTTACGTGCGATTAGTAAAAGGATCTGTTTATACTTGCGAAGTCCGTTAGGTTTCTTAAAACTGTAGATGACTTCCAGTAACGCTCTCTCCCATTTCATCAACTTTAATGGTTTTCCATAAAAACGATTCTTTGATTGTTTGCAAAGTGTCTCAGTAAACTCAATCCGGATATGTGCATCTGAAGGATCATAAGCATATTGACTCAAATCGTTGTAACAGTTCTGTAGTACCTTCTTTAACTCATGGCCAACTTTCCATCCATCATGAAAGACTTTCTTGTAATAATCTAAAAAATATGAATGAACACCATTAATTTTTGTGTTCTGTAAATCGATCTTATTCATCAGCAATCTTATGCTTTCTCTTGAAACCATCAATTGAATCTCCGGAATCAGGATCTGCAGCATTATTTCCTAATAGTTTATTAAGAACAACAATCTGATTCGCATAGACCTGTTTTAGTTTTGTAACAACT